AAGATAAGGTAAATTAGTTACTAGAAACCGGCATTAAAATATGATGGAAATTACCTCGATGAGATGAAAATCTCGTCGAGGTAATATTTTCGTCTAATTTTTAGATATGCCACAGACGGGAGTTATTTAGTATCGGAGGAACACCATGTTGCTGGAGCACACGCATTGCTTTATTGTGGCTAAGCCGGAAAACGAACATGAGGAGCAGCTCCTCAAACTTTTCTTAGAAGAACATCTTACAGTGCAGAAAAAGGTCTATGATCCGCAGTTACGGCGGATCAAAATTATCCTTGTAAAGTTGTACGCAGAAACTTCTGAAGGTTACACGATTCAAGATGGTTTTCTTATCAAACTAACGCTTTTCCTCGATAAGGCTAACATTCCCTATACATATTATGCCGAACGAGATCGATGCTTAACTGCAAACTGGGAGAACATAGAGAAGGTCAAATTACGGCCCTTCCAGGAAGACTGCCTCAAGGCCATCGAGAAATCCTTGGAAAATGGCTTTGGGGGCGTTGTCGTTGCTCCTCCAGCGTTCGGCAAAAGCTATCTCATCTCGATGCTAACAAGCCTTTATAAGGATTACAAAATAGATATCATCTCTCGAAGGCGAGATGTCGTACTGTCCAATTATAAGGCTATCCTCAAGATGACTCCGGATGTTGGACTCGTAACCACGGGATCCAAAGATTTGGACAAGAAGATAACAGTATATACGGCAGACAGCGTTGGACATAGCCACTTTGATGCGAATCTGGTTATCCTTGACGAGGTTCATGAATTGGTCACCGATCGGTACACACGCTTGCTGGCTAATTATTATGCATCGAAAGTGGGATTGACGGCCACACCGGATACTCGCTACGATAACCTGCATTCGCGGATCGAAGGGCTGTGTGGGCCCGTTTTGTATCGAATCTCTTATCAGGACGCAGAAGATGTTTCCATCGTTGTACCTATAGCCGTTGTATGGTATCCTGTTAACTGTCCCGATGTGACCTTCACCGATCCTATCTCACGCAAGAGAAGGGGTATCTGGTGTAATGACCCTAGAAATCAAATCATAGCGAATGTCGCTTTGGAACACTACAATAACAAGAGGCAGGTTCTTGTCCTCGTAGAGACAATCGAACATGCCTTGCGTCTTAAGAAATACCTACCGGAGTTTGAGGTGTGTTATGCCGGTACAAAAAGCGAAGGTGGGTATCCCGTTGATCTTGGATACACTCCAATCTCTAATAAGCGAAGAGAAGAGCTCAGATCGCTTTTCCAGTCTCGTCAGCTCATGGGAGTCATAGCAACCGGCGTTTGGGCCGTTGGTGTTAGTTTTGATGACCTAGAGGTATTAATCAGAGCAGAAGGTAGTGGAAGTAAGACAGCAGCAACACAGGTGCCGGGGAGAGTTTGTCGAATTAGTTCATCCATTACAAAACCGATGGGACTTGTGGTTGATTTCATTGATGGCTTTGAGCGAGGTTTGATGCAAAAATCCATTCAGAGATACAAATGTTATCAGAAGCATGGTTGGTTACAGTTGGATCATTTAGGAGTGCCACTGCAATTAAATCGGATGTATAAATTGCGGCCCGGTGGTAAATTCGGAAAAGTAAGAAGACGGCCATGATTTACGCGGACGACGTGAAGGATGCATATTTTTATCTTTTACGTCAGGGCAACGTGAAAGATTATGCACGATGGGATGGTGGTAAGGATAGATACACAGGGATACGTCATGCAAATAAATGGGAGAAGGTAGCAGAATTCTTAAACGAACATAATTGCGACGATGTTTACGGTTTTATCTATGCTAATTTGCGTTTTCGTACAGATCTAGAGCGTGCGCCGATCAATCTTCAACCCACTCATTTATACAGCGACACAGCCTGGCAAGCCTATCAACTCTTTCTCGAAAATCAAAAGGACATAGGTAAAAATCTTCAAACTGAGTTGGATATATTTGTATCGCGCTATAAATACTGGAAACTGCTCGTTGGAGAGAAGCATGCATTAGAGACCACACTTAAGGATGAGAATACCTCAATTTCGCCCATTTTAAGATATTATCTAGCCAGAAATCTCGGATTCCATCACATCGCCGATAAATATTTCCGTGCAGCCGAATATCAATTCTTACCGGCTGCGAAAACGTACAAGAAATATCTTAAAGGCATAGATCTAGAGGGCGTGTCATGCAAGGATTAGGCGTGAATTTGGGCGTGATCAAATATGTATTGATTCACGCCCTCGTAGATAATGAAGTCCAACGATTTTGCGTCAGAAGTTTAAAACCAGAACATTTCATCCTGCCAGAAGAAAAGCCATATGCTGTTCTCTGGCGTGTTTTTTTAGATTACTTTGAAGATTATGGGAGGGCACCAGATCTCACAACATTAAACGTGTTTTTAAGCAGTCGGCTACAACAAGCTCATGTCGCTCCAGAAATCATACTCGATCATTTAGAAGAAATATTTCAAATAGCAGAGACAGTAACCCCAGAAGAATTAAATCGAGAATCAGCTCTAGAATTAGCAAAAATAATCATTGCCAGATATTTTAAGGATACGATGCATGAGCGACTTAACAGGATGAATGGAGACGACACAGCTTTTGTATCTTTTCTCGATGAAATCTATAGCCAATTTAAGACTTCTACAAGATTCTCTTCTTATTCAGTCGAACCGGATGCTCCCGAATTAACAAGTCTCGTCGAAGAGTTTGAAACAACACCGTATCGAATCAATTTTATCGATAGTGTGATGGGAGGTGGTTGTCGAGAAAACGAGGTCTATTGTTTGCTTGGACCAACCGGTGGTGGTAAATCTCTTTTAGGGCTTCAGTTGGTTACAGAGCAAGCAACTCATTTCTATGTCGAAAATATCAATTCTATCAATGTTTATTTCACTTACGAATTGTGCAAACGTGATACACTTGTCCGTGCATATGCTCAGACAACGTCTATTCCATTAGAACGTCTGGAACAAATTGCACGGCAGGAAGATCATTTTACTGAAGACGAACGCAGACGTTACAACATTGCGAGAGAAGTATTAAGAAACTGCTATCGTATTGTAGATTTTTCAGGATCAGATCCTAGCACATCAGATACAGCAAATGGTGGAGATCTATATGAAGTTGTAGATTATCTGATGAAACTTCAAGATACAACGGGAAGAAAGTTATGTACTGTAGTGCTGGACTGGGCTGGACTTATTGTAGAACGCGAAGCCATCCTTGCCAATAAAGATATAACAAAAGTACGGGTATCAGAATTAACGAGTTTCGTACAGCGTGTTAAAGAACTCATTGCCGGACCATTACAATGTTCTGTTTGGGTTGTTCATCAATTATCCGGCGAAGCGACAAATAAAGCTCCTCATGTTCCAGCTCATCATTCTCAAGCTCAATGGTGTCGCAGTTTCGCAAATAATGCTGTTTATGCCATGTGTCTCGGAGTCCAGGATAATGAAACAAGAGTCATGACATTCAACTGTTCAAAATCTCGTCGATCAAGGAAAATCGCACCAAAATTGATTCAGATAAACGATGCCTTACGATTCATTGATGTATCCGACCAATATATTGTGGACAGAATTTATGGGATTTTGCGTCGGAGCGTCACGATATGATCAACGATTGGCTGTACAATCGCCTTAAGTACCTTTTCGGAGAGGTACGAGTTGCGAATGCAGGGATGCCATTGATATTCACAGAATATGTCGAACCGACTACAGGAAAGAAAAAGATACATATCGAACAACGCGGCGAAACATACTGCGTTAATTGTCCATTCTGTCATATAGTCACTCAAGGACGTGCCGATACGCGATTTCGTCTATGGATCAATCATCACTACGGTGTGGAAGATCCAATAAGCAAACGAAAATTCTGGGGACTGGCTCACTGTTATAATGAAAACTGTCTTGCTTCGGAAGAATTTCGTCTGGCGTTACGGCATATCGTTTATAGTTTCGAAAAACCACCTAAAAAATCGGATTTGGCCGTACCAAAAGCGACGTTCACTCAGGTCAGTTGTGAGCTTCCTATAGGATTGGTTCCGATTAACTCTCTCGATGTTTCTCATCCAGCAATTCAACATTTGATGGGAGAAGGATTCGATCCTACATATCTATTTGAGATGTTTAACATCCAATTTGCCGCTGAGCTGGACCCACGATTTCCTTCTATGTTCAATAGGATCATCATTCCGATCTATATGGAGGGAAAACTCTACGGATATCAGGGACGAATTTCTGAAAAGAATGGAGAATTAAAATACTTAACAGCAAAAGGAACACGCATAAGCGAGATTTTATATGGATATGACATATTTCCGAAAGAGAGCAAACTCGCCATTCTTGTAGAAGGAGCTAAGGATGTTTGGCGTTTTGGGCCAGGTGCCCTGGCCATGTTTGGAACTCATCTGTCGCATAAAAAAGTGGAGCGCATACGTAAATTGGGCGTAAAATATGTCCTTGTCTTATTAGATGGAGATATAGCAACGAACCCACATGGTATGCAGATCGTCGCTGGAATTAATTCAGCGTTAAATTATTATGAATTGGATCACTCTATTCATGTGTTGCCTGATGGTAAAGACCCGGCGGATTTGAGTCAGGAGAAGCTCTATGAGTATATCCAGGACGTATTCACAAGACTTATTTAAAGGAACGGATTGGCTTCTTCCGAGCACACAAGGGAGGGCTATCATTCAATCTGATGATGCACAAGAATATGAATTCTACGGTTTGGGTTCGATCGTACCTTGGCCAGATAATCCCTTCGTTCTTCAGCTATCAGATTTAGTGCAAAAGGAGATTGTTGGAACAGCAAGATTTGCTAGAAACCCGGATACTAATTTAATATTAAATGAAATTATCAGACGTGCGAATGAAGCATATTTTCGACTTCTCTACGGCTTTCATCATCCATACACATACATCGCCCCAGACGGTTCGATGAATTATCGCATCATTCCGGGGCATTTTTTGATGGATATCCGTGAAGATTTGGCAGAAGTTAATGACCAATATCCAAATTTTGACTCGTTGGTCGAATACGGTCCTCGAATCCAGAAAAAGAAGGAGGGTATTCCACTTGTTTATGTGATCGGTGCCGAACCTTCTTTTGTAGAGAATGCGACGGGTGTTAATTTCTCCGGTGATTATGGGGAAGCTCTGTTAAATAGTCTTGCGTTTGCAGGATTAGATGATGCACAGCTATCAAACATCTATGTTGCCAATGTCATTCGTAGCTATCGGACTCCAACATCACTCAGGTCTAAACTTACAAAAGATTTCACGCCTTTAATTCAGCTTGAAATAGCTATCCTTCAACCAGACCATATTTTGTGTCTTGGCTCTCAAGCATTAAAAATTTTCACGCGGAAATCACAGGCTGTTGTAAGTGAAGATCCGGTTGAATACGGCTACGTAGTGCTTGATGAAGATGGTCAAAAATGCATTAAAACTGCAAAAGTACACGCTCTACCATTAAGTGCATTACACTCGCTAAGTGAACACAAAAATTTCCAGTGTCTAATCAGGAGGGCTACGAATCTCATTTATTATGGTAAACCTAAACCAAAATACGACCCGCAATATGAACGAATTGACACTATCGAACAGTTAAATCAGTATGTATCAGATATCTTAATAGCAGCCAAAACGAAACGGGTCAGAGTTGCATTCGACTTAGAGTGGAATGGTATCATTCCGTCTAACTCTGATGCTTACATCAGAACAATTAATATAGGTTCAAATCATACACAGGAACCGGCAATTCGAGTTGTCGTACTGACAAAACCTGGTGGAGGATGGTGTTTTAATGGATCAAAAGAAGACATAGCTCGTAGCTTACAACAGCTTTTTGTTCGTGGTAATAACGTTCAAATCGTAGGTCATAACTTTATTGCTGACGTTCCCTGGTTAGAGTCACTTGGAGTTGACGTAAAACAGAAATTTTGGTTTCCCGATGACGATTCTGAAGAATACCCTCCAGATTACGATGGGATATTTGATACGATTATTGCTTATCATGCTATCGACGAATGTGGTCATTTTGGATTGGAACATACGGCCAGAATTTGGCTAGATTTTCCAGGATGGACACAAGCCGTTGATGAGGAATTTAAGAAAAATAAAGGAGCTAAAGGATACGGCCTCATTCCGGAGGAATTATTGCTACCTTACGCCGCTACCGATGCTTATGTCACTTTAAAATTGGCAGAAGTCCTCAGCGTTGAATTGAAACAGGACATCTTTGGCAACAATTGTTGGCCGCCTTACTGGAGAAATTTGAAATCTCAGCTAGGCTTTCTCGAAATGTTTTTAACGGGAGTTTGTATTGATACTAACAGAGCACTACAACTTGGAGAATGCTATAACAGAATACGCGATCGGTTATTAGAAGAATTCCGACAGGAAATTAATTGGCCTACATTTAATTTTCAATCTTGGCCTCAATGCGTAGAGTTTTTATACGGAGAGAAGTATCACGGAAAGGCACGAATTCGACCAGAAGGTGCTATTAGCCTGAATCTAGCACCGATTAAAACAACTGATGGTAAAGAATGGGATTCCTCCTGTATCCCTGGAAAGATTTCCCCATCAACCGATTTGGATACGCTAGATAATCTTATCATCCAAGACGAACGTGTACGAAAATTAAGGAATATACGAGTTCTAAATCAGGTTACCAAAACGATTCTTCCGAATAGTACTCCAGACGAAGAACCCGAAGGAATACTGGCTTACGTTTGTGACGATGGTCGTATTCATCCATCATACTCTGCATTAAAAGAAACACGGAGATGTAGCTCATCTAAGCCAAATTTGCAAAACCTACCGAATAGTGAAGAAGAAAGTTATAAACAGATTCTTGGACAGGAGTATATTGCACCGATCAGGAGCATGATTGTCTCTCCTCCCGGTTACAGTCTGGTAGAAATCGACTATAGTGGTGCAGAATTGCTGATGATTGGTGTTGCTGCACAGGATCGCAATCTAATCAATGATTACTATCTTTCTACACTTCCTGACGATGATCCAAATAAGCTTGATATTCATAGTCAGATAGCCGTTCTTGCATTTAATCTTAATTGTGCTCCAAACAAGAAGGCTTTAAAAGAAGCTGGAAAGGTTCATTACAGGTTAGCAGCTAAACAAATCATCTTTGGTTTGAATTATGGCCGTGGTTTAAAGTCCTGTTATTTCCAACTAGTAACGGAGGGTGTTGATGTAACAGAAAACGATGTTGGTAGGATTATCGATACTATTTATACTAGATATGATAAAATTCATCCTTTCCAGAATAGTGTTAAATTACGGATCAGAACGCATAGATGGTTAGCGAATTGCTTTGGCAGTTATCGAAGATTCTTTTTATCTCGATCCAGCGATGCCATAGCTAAAAATGAACGAGAGGCTATGAATTTTATCTGCCAGAGTGGAGTTGCCGATGCCGTAGCTATTGCAATGTATAATTTCTACACACATCCATTAAAAGATGTACTGGGTTACAAATTCATTATGCACAACCATGATGCACTCGTTTTTATAGTACCTGATCAAAACATTGAACCATTTGTGAAGGAGGTCGTCGATGATTGCATGAAAAAGAATGTTCGTTTCAGGTCCTGTAGTTTAGATGGTATTCCATATCCCGATTCTCCTGAATACTCTTTTGAATTAGAATGGAAAATCGGAAAACGCTGGTGCTCTGAGGATTGAAAAAGGAAAGGAACAAGCTATGGGTTTCAGATCAGTTGTCAGTGCCCGAAATCAGAATTTCATCGGAATTAAAGATTCTTCAATCTCTCACTACAAGATTGCATTTAACAAAGGTCCAGTCGTTCTTCGACCACACGCTCTGGTTGCAGAAGACGGGACAATTACACCGTTACTTATTGAGAAAGATGGAATAGACCTCGGAGATTGGATCCGTGCCTATGACATCGTAAGACTCAATACAGGAGCATCAAGTGTAAGATTTTGTGCCAAGGAGACAGAGGCTGTTACTAGAAGCCCTGTTCTAGTACTAAAGAATGCCATAGAAGCTGCTATTGCCAGCGGGATTGCTCCGTCGTCATGGAAGAACATTCTTCCTGAAAGGGATAGCAATCTTAATATGGAGCAATTCAGAAGGATTTGTATGACATTTGAGAAAGGATGCGGTCTGTTTCTGGCAACTGTTATTTCAGTAGGAGGTCAACCATACGAGTATGCAAATAATATTACTCTGGTTCAAATCACCAGACCAACAGGATTGAGCTTGTTTGATAAACTGAGCAATGCTCCGGATCCTACAATTTTTGAGGATCCCGATTTGGCGATTACGATTATTCCCACGCCAGCCAGGAAGGAGGGAATGACAATCACGCCAAACCATTATGAGGTTGCGCTGGTAAAGGCTCCTCCTCATCTAAATAAAGATCTGTGGAATACGCATCAAACGTATATCCTGAACAATAAATTAGGATGGCACAATCTGCTGAGTATTCCTTCCGAGAAAGAGCAGATCGGATACATCGTCTCTTCTTCAATTCCTCCAAGTGCTGTTGTTTACAGCCTTCAGGAGTATAGGCAACTGATTCCTCAAAATTACTGGGATATGGGGGAGAGGATGCTGGAAACGGAGATGAGAGTGCAAGGACGTGTTGTTGAACAGCAAACAGCTCCTTTACCTCAATATGGAATCTCGGGCGGCACAACGGTTATTACCCCGCCGCCAAGTGGAGCGTTTACACCGCCTTCTACATCAGCCAAATTCAGTGCTGAAGAGGTTGATGATGTGTTTCCACAGGCGGAGCAAAAGCAGCCCGAAGCATCTCAGCCTGAAACATTGAGTCCAGAGCAGCTCCAGGCTCAAATTAATAAGTTGCTGGCTGGCAGGCGTAAAGCCTGATACGGACCGTTGACGGGCGGTTTGTACGGCGATACCACTAAGGTATCGCTTTTTCATCTTGACTTAATTTTCTGGAGAGCGAGTCTATGGGTAAAGAGTTTGATTTTTCCTCCCTGGTTAATGAAGTAGCATCAAAATTCGGGAAAACTAATTTAACAGATACAGCACATGCTCCTATTGCTATTAAATTTCCATCGCTCATTCTTCGCGTACTGTTCCAAAATGAAGGGCTTATTCTCGGAAAGATCATTCATATTGTGGGAAAGGAGGCAACCTTCAAATCGACGCTTGCCCTGGAAATCACAAGATGGCACCTGGAGCAAGGTGGTTTTGGAATAACATTGCATACAGAATCTCGGTTGAATGATAAGACTATCGAAGGCGTTCTCGGCGATTATAAGGATCAGCATTCCGCATTCATCTGCGATACATTAGAAGAATGGCAGGCAATGCTATCCGATGCCAGTGAGAAGCTTGGCAAGGATACTAAACAGTTAGCTTGCTTTACTGTCGATAGTGTCATGGGCGTTAGCTCGGAAAAGACGATCAGTGAGATTACTAAGGATGGGTTTGCGAGCAGTAAATTTGCCCATGAAGCTAATCTTATTTCCAGCTATTTGCGGGTTTTCAATGCAAAACTGTACGATAGACTCCATACAATATGCCTTATCAATCACAGGAAGTTTCGACCAAACATGAACAGTTATGGACCACCAGAGAAAACGGCGCTCGGTGGCAATGAAATTAAATTCTGTGCTTCATTCGAAATCGAGACAACGACGACAGAATCAACCCGTCAGGTCCTTGGACCAATAACGACGTATGAGATGGGATTAAAATTAGATAAGAATACTTATGGTCAGGAAGGGATTCAAATTAAAGTCCCCGTAAGATTTGCTAATTTCCCAGATGGCACAAAGGTCGTTTTTGACTGGTACGCAGCTACGACTTATATGCTATGTAAAGCAAATACAGTACGACCGGCTCCAACGAGTTCGATAATTAAAAAACTGGCAGAGATCATTACTGTATCGATTCGTCGTGGTGGACCGAAAGGCGATCTCTTTTACAGTGATCAAATAGGAATCCCTGCTTCCGCAGCTCTATCTCCGACAGAATTTGGATTAGCCGTTGAAGAGCGACAGGATATATTAAATGCTATTTACGAATTGTTCGGTATTTTCCGCAGGTATATTTATAATCCGCAGCTCTCTTATGAAGAAAACATGGCAAAGGCTGTAGAATTCTATAAGACGATAAAACAACCGAATAAGAGCACTCCAGAGACAGAAGAAACTACAGAAGAAATCGAGAAATGAGTTTAAGCCATCTTCATAGCGATGATATGGGGAAGAGACTGAAGGTCATCTCCAGTCTCATTCAGCTAAAGGGAAGACCTTTCGTTCCATACCAGCAATTCTATCCTCTATTTGAACGAGAACAGCCATTAGTCACTGTCTTAAAGACTGGACGACAGGTCTCTAAAACAACGACAAGTTGCGTTCAGTCTATCATTCAATGCACAACTATTAAGAATTTTGTAACTCTCTACATAATGCCGCGAGAGTTGCAAGCAGTAAACACCAGCATTCTCTTCTGGAGACCTCTTCTCGAAAGCTCTCTTGTTTCGAAGTTATGCAAAATAAAGTTAAAGCAGATAATGAAATATCAGTTTGACAATGATTCTGCGATCGTGTTATCGTATGCCCATTTTGATGCCGACCGTATCAGAGGTATTCCTGCAGATAAGGTGCATGTGGACGAGGCCCAAGATATTAATGAAGAATTCTTACCAATAATTGAAGCTGGAGCCAGTGCCTCAGAATACAGAATATTGTTATATACCGGTACGCCAAAAACACACCAGAATACCCTACAAAGCATGTGGAATAAATCCAGCAGGGCAGAATGGTGTATTAAATGTGAGGCGTGTAACCATTGGAATATCCCAAGCTTAGAGCATGACATCCTTGACATGATCCAGCCTGCAGATGACCGTGTGGTATCTAAAGAATATCCAGGAACGGTTTGCGCTAAATGCGGGCGGATCATCTATCCACAAACAGGTCAATGGGTGCATGCATTTCCAGAAAAGAAATATATGTCCAGTGGATATCACATCCCGCAGATTATCATTGAACGGCATTACGCAGATCCATTAAACTGGACGATTATTAATGCGTATAAGCAAGGATTGGGTCAGATGACCCATGACGACTTCCTTCGGGAAGTTTTAGGAGAACCTGCCGATAGATGCACACGCCTGCTCTCATTTTATGATTTGATGAAACAGGCAAAGCTCGGCAGCAGGTATAACGAAGATACATTACTCGAAACATTAGGTTACTATAAATTACGTACTTTCGGGATTGACTGGGGTGGCGGTGGAAAAGGAGGCAATTATACAACAATTGCCCTTGTTTGTGCTGCTCCGGACGGACGGATCCACGTTCCATGGGCTGCAGCACTGCCGAACCCGCATGATCATATTGGGGAAGGGCGCGAAATTGTTAAACTGGCGGAAAGATTTAAAGTCCACCTTATCGCTCACGACTGTAGTGGTGCAGGATCATTGCGAGAAACAATATTATTGCAAAGTGGTTATCCAGCAAGTCGATTGATGCCGTGTCGTTACGTGCGATTAAGAGAAGACGTAACGTTAAAATTCTGTCCTTTATCTCCAACGAATCCAAAACCAATCTGGAACATTGACTCAACACGTGCATTGCTCATGGTCACCGGTGCCATTAAACTTGGATTGATTGAATTTTTTGAAGATGATTATAAAGGCGAAATGAACCGAGGATTGTTAAGACAATTTCTTTCATTGGTGGAAGAAATGAGCAACGAGAATGGTGTTAAGCGTTATAGGATTGTATGTGAGGAAGGATTGAATGACGAATTTGCACAGGCCACTATGTTAGGCTGCCTGGCTGTATGGAATTCAACTGGAATGTGGCCAAAATATGGTTGATTCTTTGCTTCGCATGGTTCAGATTAAACAGGGAAGACTGGAGTATGAGCATAACGGGAAATTATACATTTTCTATTTCAAACAATTCTTTATAGAAAACCATCCCCTATCCTGCTACGAAGATATAAATCTTCTCATCTGCTGTGAATCTCATCTCAGTAGCAGTGTTCTAGTCTTAAACAATGCTTGGCTTGCAGACAGAGGTTGGCTTCCGGTTGTGGAACGGATTTTGTGGTCCCTGGCTACAGGAGTGCGAGGAACATGTTCGAATTAATCCCCTGTGCGGTATGCTCAACGAGGGCTTACATTGGTCAGATTAGAACCCTTTTTGTGCCAAGAGCCTTGATGAACATTCTTCCGGTCAGTGCTTCAATGCACTACAGGTACAGAAAATCACGTGTTTTAGATAACGAGTATGCGATAGGTATGATAAAGATCGAAGAAGGGGATGCCATTCACATCATCACACTTCGATTTGATTCAGATGAGGATAAATGGATTTTAACCGTACCGATCTCCAGTAATACCATACAAATATTCAAATCTACAAGTTTCCACGGCGTATTCTTAAGGCTGTTTTATGATGAAGTTTATGATACCTATACGCAAGGGAAAATCTCGCAGGAAAACTTCGATAAGATCGTCAAGATTGTTAACGCTGTTGAAGTGATACATCAAAATGTAGAAGAAGTGATATCAGTATCGGAGATTGGCAATGAGAGACGATATCCTGCAACAAACTTACGAAAGAACGGCTTTAAAAGTCATAGCTTCTGTTATAAAAAGTAGAGGAATAGAGGATGCCGAATCCAAATTTACTTCAT